AAGCCTTTTGGATGATGTGGTTACGTCGAGCTCGAGGATGATCGACCGTTACTGCGGGCGAGAGTTCTTTCAGGTGACCGAGGCTCGTACGTTCGCCACATCTGATGACATCTACACGCTAGGTTTCGGTTCGTTCAACGACCTTGTGAGTGTTACGACACTCAAGACAGACCCGACTGGCGCAGGCGTTTACTCCACGACTATCGGTGCGACAAGCTTTCAGCTGTTGCCGTACAACGCATCGCAGATGGCTGAGCCATACGAATCGTTGCAACTGCTCGGTGGTGTGCAGTGGCCTGTGCCGACGTTCAACATGCGGCAGAACACGGTTGAGATAACTGGTGTGTGGGGTTGGCCAGAGGTGCCGCTTGATGTGAAACAGGCGTGCAGGATTATCGTCGCCGAGATCGCAAAGCTTGAATCAGCACCGCTCGGTGTTGCAGGGTTTGGCGAGTTTGGTGTTGTGAGGGTTTCGCAGACAATGCCACCAAGGGCCCGCCAACTCCTACAACCGTACAAGCACGGAAGCAACTTCGGTATCGCATGAGCTCGATCACGAACGGCGAGATCCGAGAAGCGTTAGCGCAAGCACTGAACAGCATTTCAGGGCTGAACATTTATCGTTACCCTCCGGAAGATGTGAACCCGCCATGCGCTTTCATCGCAGGATTCACAATTAACCCGCTCACCTTCGATGGGAACCGTGAAACCAAAGTAGATGTCACCGTGCTTGTCTCACACAAACACGTTGACCAGCTAGTAACCCTCGACGCAATGCTCGACTCCGATGGGCCGTGGTCGGTTGTTGACGCTATCGAATCCGCTACACCTCCTGGCATGAACTTCTTCGTCGAAAACATCGGCGGTTACCGTGAGCTCACCGTTGCCGATGTGGCCTATTACGCTGCAGATGTGAGCGTGACGGTGCGAACATGAGTGCAGTAGATTCGTTCGGTTTTAAGATGATCAAATACGGTGACAACCTCACCGACGTAAACCGCAAGGCAACGATTGCCGCTGCGCTTGTTTACAAGTCTGGTGTTCTGTCATCTGCTGCAGGGTTTACTGGTGGTGACCGCAGGTTTTCCAAATGGAAAGGCGAACAGGGTCCAGCTTTGGGCGCAGGGTTTGAGGTTGGCGGCAGCAAAGTACATGCAACAGCTTTTCTTAAAGCACGACCAATGGGCATCTGGTGGGTACTCGAGTACGGGTCACCCGCTCACATCATCAAGCCGAGGAAACGCAAGGGTTTGAAAGCTTTGAAATTCTCTGATGGCCGGTTTGCTAGCGGTTCTGTTGTGCACCCTGGCAGGCATGGTACGAATGCGTGGTCTATCGGTATCCGTTCAAGCAGTGCAGGTGCGATGCAGGCGTATAAGCGGACACAGAAACTCGCACTCCTCGAGGCGGCACGCAAGTAATGCGCATCCTTGTTGTCCACCCCGGCCCAAACTTCAGTGTGCAAGATGTGCATGATGGTTGGGTTGAGGGTTTCGAGAAGTTAGGCCACGAGGTCCAGCAGTACAATTTGGGTGACCGCCTGACATGGGCTGCGATTGCGCATCTTGGTATGGATGACGGCTCCTACATCAAAGCGTTTCCGAAACCGGAGAACGTGTACAGCTTTGCGATCAGTGGCCTGCCGCAGGCGGCACTGTACTGGTGGCCGCAACTCATCGTGTTCATCTCAGGCTTTACGGTTGACCCACAGTTCTTAGAGGTTTGCCGTGGTCGTGGAATCAAAACAGCGTGCGTGATGACAGAGAGCCCGTATGAGGAATCACGGCAACTGCTGATCGCACCGCACTTCGACGCTGTGGCGTTGAACGATCCGACAAACATGGGCCAGTACGCAACGCTCACGACAGCGGTTTACACACCGCACGCTTACCGGCCTGACATCCACTTTGAAGGCGAAGCGCACGAGGACTATCTAAGCGATTGTGTGTTTGTGGGTACGGGCTACCCGTCAAGGGTTGCTTTCCTCGAGCGGTGCAACTTCGACGGTATTGATCTTGCGTTGGCGGGCAACTGGCAGAACGTGCCAACAGTCCTGGCTGATCGTGTTGTGCATGACATCGAAGACTGCATTGATAACACTCAGACCGCTGAGCTTTACCGTGGCGCTAAAACCTCGTTCAACATTTACCGTACCGAGAACAACGGTGACATCTCCGATGGTGCTGATGGTTGGTCTGTTGGGCCTCGTGAGATCGAGCTCGCAGCATCCGGCACTTGGTTCGCCCGCCAGTCTCGTGGTGAGTCTGATGAGCTCTTTCCGATGCTCCCTACTTTTAATAGTCCTGAAGAACTTGGCGAGCTAATACGCTGGGCTCTTGAGAATCCCGTTGAGCGGCAGATTGCTGCTGAGCAGGCAAAACGTGTGGTCGCTGATCGTACGTTTCCGAATAATGCCCACATGTTGCTTGCAGCGTGTGGCCTAGTGAAAAGAGAAAGCTAATGGCTAATCCGATCAGCGGTCGCAAGGGCCGCGTATACATCGACAACAGCGCAGCTGGCAACGGTTCCGCTACAGCTGTTGCAAACCTGAACACGTGGGGACTTGATTCCACCACTGACAAGACCGAAGTGACCTCGTTTGGTGACGGCTCGAAGACCTACGTTGTGGGCCTTCCAGACGGATCAATTTCCTTCGGTGGTTACTGGGATACTGCTGCAGGTTCACAGTTTGGTATCACTAACTCTGTTGCTGCAGGACGCAAGTTCTACCTGTACCCATCGACCGACAACGCTCAGTACTTCTTCGGTCAAGCACACTTCGATCTGTCGATCACGCAGACCGTATCTGGTGCCGTAGAGGTATCGGGAACGGGCAGTGCCGCAAGTACCATTAACAGCGTTGGTACCTGAGATGGCTGACGAGTGGGCCGTCAACCTTCCAGACAAAAAGCAAGTCCGACTCTCGGACTTTACGCTTGATGAACTGGTGCAACTTGAAGCGGACTGCGATGAGGAGTGGTGGGCGCTCCTATCGCACCCGTTCAAGAGTGCGAAGAATGCAAAGTACATTTATGCCGCAGCGTGCGCACAGCAAGGCGTTGAGCCTGCTGTGTTAACGGTGCGGATGCTTACCGATGTGTTTGTCCAGGTGCCTGATGATATGCCTGAGATTTATGAAGGGCCTATCCCAAAAGGGGTGGACGCTCAACAGACAGCTGGATCGTCTGGTGCGCCCTCCGATTCTCCTGGACCCCAGAACAAACCCGAAGCTTAAGCATTCGGGATCTCAGACTTCTTAGCGAGGCGGTGAGCAGTGGCTCTACTTGAACGGTTACAGATCCTCATCGACGCTGATGCCAGTGGTGCTGTGCGTGAGTTTAAAAAGATTGGCAACACTGCTGATCGTGAGCTTGGCAAAGCAACTAAGAGCATGGACCGTATGGGCTCGAAGCTAACTAGTTTTGGTGCTGGTGCGGTTGTTGGTGCTGCGGCACTTGGTGCTGGCCTTGCCATGTTTGCCAAAGAAGCTGCAGCAGCTGAAACCCAGCAGCTGAAGCTGACTAACAGCATCAAGAACAGTACTGCTGCGTTCCCTGGTAACGGCAAAGCTTTGCGTGATCAGGCATCAGCGCTAATGAAAGTCACTGTTGCCGATGATGATGCGATTGTTTCGGCGCAGGCGTTGCTTGTGCAGTTCGGTCGCACATCCTCAGAGACAGAAAAACTCACACCTTTGGTCGTTGACTTATCGAGAAAACTCGGCATCGATCTCGACAGCGCTGCGAAAGCAGTGGGCAAGGCAAGTGACGGTTCAGCTGGTGCGCTAAAGAAAATGGGCATAGAAGTTGTGGACCTTGGTGGCGGTGCTACCGCTACTGAGAACACGATCGCTGCGCTCGCAGCTTCCGTTGGCGGGTTCGCTGAGTCAGAAGGTGCGACGTTTGCCGGCCAGCTTGACATTATGAAAAACAAATTCGGTGAGCTTAAAGAGTCTGTCGGCAAAGGCGTGCTCGATGTTGTAAACCCGATCCTTGGTATCGGTGCTGCAGCTGGTGATGTAAACCCGAAGATCGGTGAAACTGCTGGCAAGATTGCAACTATTGGCGCTATCGGTGCGGGCCTTGTTGGTACTTTGTCTGTTGGTACTGGTGCTGTGGCGAAGATGAGCGCCAACTTCACGACGATGAGTGGTACCGGTGCGAATGCAACTACGTCTTTGACTAAAGTTGGAAAAGCCGCTGGTGTGATCGGAGCGATCGGAGGGGCAATCGCCATCTATCAGATCGCTATGGCACTTGATGATGTTGCAGTGAACGGTGTTGCCGCTGAGACCTCGTTGATTGACCTACAAACAGAGGTTGAAGAAACTGGCAAGGTTAGCGCAAAGTCTTTTGCTGACGCTGCGAACGCAACCAGAAGCTGGTTAGACGTTTTAGCTATACCGTTTGGCGCAGGGCAGGTCGGTGGCACACCAAGCATTGATCTCGAAGGCGAGATCATCGAGATCCAACGGGCCACTGATCTTTTAAAAAAGTACAAAGAGGAGGGTGACACCAAGTCTTTAGAAGCAACTTTAGATCTTTTGAAAGGTGCAAAGATTGTCAACGGTCAGCTTACAAACCAGGACGAAAAGTTTTTGGAGTTGCAAAAGGATCTGACTATTTACCTTGGATCAAGAAACAAGAACCAGAAGGCTTTAGAAGAGACAACGAAAGATCAGACTGCCGCAACCGAAGAACTAGCGGACGCTACCGAAGAAGTAACCGTAAGCACAGAAAAGTATGATCGGCAGTTGAAGTATCTTGCTGATACTCAGAAGCTTGGCGCTGATCGTGCAGCGAACTTTGCGAAGTCGATTGAGGATTCGTCAACGCTTGATGATCAGGCGACTGCAGCGTTCGGGATGAACGGTGCGTACAAAGGGCTGTTCGACACGCTTGGCAATTTGCCTAAAGAGTTTGATGCGGTTAAGGCTGCGTTGGGTGATTACTCTGATGAGCAGAACAAAGCTGTTGAGGCTGTTATCAATTTTGGTGGTGCGGCTGGCAGTGTGCTCGAGCAGGCTATTGCGACTGGTGGCGATCCTGCGTTTCTTGGCGGTATCTTTCGTTCGAGGCTTGAGGAGACACTTAGGAATGCGAACATTCCACCTGAGCAGATCGCAGAGTACATCGGGCTTGCAGGTTTGTCGAAGGAACAGATCAATATTGCGATAGCTTTTAGCCTTTCTGAGGAGCAACGCCAAAAGTTTTACAACATCAAAGACTTGTTCCAAGCTGAGATCGATGAGTCTCCGATTGAGTTCAGGGCGATCGTTAATGAGGCTGTCGACGCTGGCGAGTTTGAGAAGGCATCGAACTTGGTTAAGGCCTACACAGGGTTGTTGACTCCGATCGAGTTGGCGTTTGTGTTGGCTTCTGATCCTCGCCTTGCAGCGTCTTTGCCGCCTGCGTTGGCAACAGCGCAGGCCGCTGTGGATGCTGCACCGCCTGTGGCTGTGCCGTTTGTGCCTAAGACAAAAGAGTTTAACGATGCAATCGATTATCTGCGGTTTACTGGGCAGGTTGCGGCGAACGATAACCCGATCAAGGTGCCTGTTGAGCCTGCACCGACTAAGGCTTGGGGGCTGTTCGCTCCTGGCGGTTTGTTAAACCC